GGCCGACCAACTCAAGGTTTGTTATGATCGCGCCGCGCCCTTCATTGTACAGAATGGTCGTGGCAAATTCCCAGCGCACTTTCTGCCCATAATGCGAAGATATGTCCTGTGACATATACCCCACATTGCTGTTCGCTGGATCGCCAACAAGCCATTTGTCATAACACCAGACCAGATTGCGTGCGCGATACTGGCTGTAATCCACAAGGCTGCTTGTCAGGATGAACCAGACGGGCTGGCCGAGATCCTGGCTTGCCGATGCGTCATAGACCACCGTCTTATTAGGAAGATGGACGTAGAGATGCTGATGCGATCTGTCGTTGCGTGCCTCTAGCTTCACTTCAGCCAATTGCGCTTCGGTAAATTCAAGAAGCAGCATGTCGATCTCTTGCGTGCTGATCTTCTGCGTCTGTGAATTAGCGCCGATGTAGATGCCTGGCGATTCATTGAACCCGCTGCCGAGGAATGCGATGTTCTCCAGATAGACGCAGCAAGCATGGGTGCCAACGACGCCCTTTTCGATCTGTGCGCCCTCGATGCGCTGGAACGGAAATAGATCGCCGCCGACGTTATCGAAGACTTCGATGGTGTATCGGTTCAGCGCGTAAATCTCATTGCGCAGTTTCAGCAATGCAACAACGGGATCGGGATCAATTTCCGAAGATCCGTATTTTAGCGGATTGACTGCCAGCGGGTTTCCAAGATCGGTGACAACCAGAAACTCGCCGTCTGTGGTCATCCAATAACCATCGACCCACACCATGTCTAAAACAGGGCCGAGATCAGGGTCGGTGTTCTGCGATAGCGTTGAGGTGGTCGGATTCCAAAAGAACAGATTGTTGTTTGACGCTATGCCCAATTGATCGAAGTCATAGTCAAGCGTGACCAGATTGCCATCGTTGCCAACATCACCAAGGATTGTGATAGTGCCAGTAGGGCCGACAGTGACCAGCTTGGAACCCATCACCCGATAGCAGACACCATTCCAGTTGATGCCGCCGCGATCAACGCCAGGCCCTGTCCCATTGGCAATAAGGCCATCAGCAGGACGCAGAAAGCCTTCACTGATCCCATTGGCTTTGGGAACAGGGATCATATTGGTCGGGTAAGACGTGCGAAAGTCAGGCCCGTTATCCGTAAAGATACCATTTAGGATCGGGATTTGCGTCATAGATTAGAGCCAAGTGCGATACTGAGGCTGAGACGGATCAATCGCATAAACGTCGATTGCCTTCACCTGTTCCTCGTTGAGCAAGCCCAAGATCCGCAGGTTGGTGTAATATTCCGGATACGTCACCTCACCCATCGTGATCGGCCCGATGCGGTCGATCAGCACTTCGTAGGACGCAGGCACGATGGTGGTGACAGCTTCCTTGCCTTCGCCTTCGGTGACTTCCACGCACAGACCTGTCGCCAGCATGACGGTGTCAAACTCGGCCTTGTCAGCGTTCTTCAAGCAGTAATCTATCGTCATGTCGTTACCTGTTGTAGCTGGAAGTCCGCAGCACGGACGGGGACGTAGCGGATGGAGCGGAACCAAGTTTGTCCGGCGCTGAATGTCCCACCATTGAACGCAAGAAGCGCTATATCTGAGGCCACGGAACCGCTCGTATCCGTTACCGGGGTTGCGCCATTTGTGACTGCCGAAAAATCATTGGTCCTGTACGCCAGCGTAGTTTTGACGACAGCCCCCGCGCCAAGAGATGCGCTGGGGAGATCAGCTTGAGTAACACCGCCCACGACAACCTGATTGTTTGTTACCGCCGTCGTAGGCGTCAGGTTGGCATTACGGATTTGGCTATAGCTAGTAGCGCCGGTATTTCGAGCTTGCAGTTGCGTACGGTACGTACCTGTGGGGTCAGAAGTAGCCAAATACTCCAGTAAGAAGCTACCTTCCGGCTGCGCATACCACTGCGAGAACAGGCTCCCCGTGATCGTCGCGACATCTGCCGAGCGTGTGACCGTGCTGGTAGTGGTGGGGATGTAGGATGTGGCGAAGGCACCGGCTTCGAGTTGAGCGCCCCAGATGAACATCGTGTCGCCAACGGTGTTCGTGTAAACAAACGCATTGTCACCATCAACTATGCGCATCGACCAGAAAAGAGCGGCGGCAGGTACGGTGCCTGTAACTGTGATCCGATACCAGCCGTTACCGACAGCCGTTGAGGATGCGCTCGTAAAAGTATACCCCGCCGTTGCGTTATTTGATCCGACTGCGCCGGTTTGTGCATTAAACCAAACATTGACGCCTGAAGTTCCAGAACCTTGCCATAGGCTTAAAACAATCCACGCGGCACTACCGGGCTTCACATAGCAAGACGCTGTGTAGCTAGTCGCGGATGCAGACACGCCAAGACCAGAAGGGAATATAACCGCGCCTGCAGCGCTATTACCTGTGATTGTGTCAGCAGTTGTCGCGCCGGTAGGCGCAACAGCAGTATTAGCCGTAACGGTTATCCCCGAAACGCCCCAAGCCGCGTCATTAAATTCCTCCGACCGCAACACCAAATTAACCCGCTGTTCCTCAATCAGAAACCCACGCGGCAGGAGCGTCACGGGGTCGTAATCGAAGCGGGGGCCGTAATAGGCAGTGCTGCTCGGTGCCGCACCGGGGGTTGGCACATAAGGGTCGAGGCTGGCGCTGTTGGATAGCATCGCGCCGTAGATGTAGACGCCGGAGTTGCCGTCGCCTGTGTAAACGTAATCGGGCGTCGAGTTTGCAGTGTAGATAAAAGCGTTCGTTGTTGTGCCTGTAGCTGTCGCCGTGATTGAAACCCTGAACCAGCCACTGCCTACAACGTCGATGCGGTAAGAAGTAGGCGCAGCAATGAGATCGCCAGCATACGCGCCGGTAGTCAGATTGACGTAAATACCCCTGTTGGGGCCGCTAAAATACACTGCCGCAAAGTTACGGCCAGCCGCCTTTACGTAGGTCGAGAAGGTGTAAGGGACGCCGACGATGGTTGTGAACGACTGGCTAACTGCGTGCGAGTTAGATGCAGTCGTATCCTCCATCAGCTTCTGTGCGTTGAAGAGGCCATTTACCGGATTGGCTTGCGCGCCAGTGACTATCGACGCCCGTGTTTTCGTCCACGCAGCATTATCAAACGCCTCGCTGAACCCCAGCAGGTTGCGGACGCTGGTGTTGTTGTAGGTGGTCGCGGTGGAGCCGAGTTCGAGTTGTGCGCCCCATGCAAATACCGTTTTGCTGGTTCCGGTATAGCTGGGGAGCCGCGTTGCGCTGTTCGTGTTGTCTGTGAACCCAACTTGGACAGACCCACCGCTACCACTCAGGGTTGACGGGGCCACAACAACGCAGCGATACCAGCCATTGCCGACCGAGGTAATCGTTGCCGAAACAACCGCCGAACCAACGTTACCGACAACGCCGTCAACGAGGTCAAAGTTGGCCCAAGCGTTCGACCCAAAAGCGCCAGCGACCAGGGGCATTTGCGCCCACCGAGCGGTCCCCGCCTTCAAATAGATTGACGCAGCGTAGTTCAGATTAGATACAAGTGTCGCTCCCGGCGAAAAAACGGCGTGATTGGCCGTAGCAGTCCCCTCGTCTAAGGTATCAGCCGTCGTGGTGCCATCAGGCGCGACGGTGCTGTTCGCCGTGATTGTGACGTTGTTCTTCGTCCACCCAGCATTATCAAACTGCTCACTGAAGGTCAGCAGATTATTCGGTGCCCACTGGATCAGGCCATTCGGGCCGGTGACGGTTGCGTTGCTGCCACGGCTGAAGGTGATGAGGTTATCGAAGGTCGTAGTAGCCATATCAGTACCCCACCGTGTAGGTTGGCGAGATGAAGTCCAGAGCCAGCGGCGAGGCCAGTGATGGCGCGGTCAGCGTCTGGAGTTGCGTGTTCGGTAGGCGCGTGTTGTAGTAGGCAAGCTGGGCCACATGACCGTTGATCGCAAAGCCTACGCCATTCTGGCCGATCTCCAATCTGCTCATGTCAGTGGGGATAGCGACAGACGTATCTACCACCACAGACCCACCATTTAGGCTGATACCAAAATCATTGACCTTGTATCCAACCGCTATTTTATTCAGCGCCCCAAGGCTCAAGCTATTAGCTGTTGTCGCAGTGCCAACTTCAACTCCAGCATTAAACAACTGCGCAATGGCTGTCGTTACAGCGTTTCCTTTGCCGCCCCGTATGATGTTGCTATTCCCCGTATTAGCAACCGCAAAAGATTTAGCCGCCGCTACTGCAGCGGGGGCTTCTGCGCTATTAACAATAAACGCCCCCTCGGTCTGGTTATACCAAGTCGAGAAGTTCGTCCCCGTCATCTGCGCGATGTCAATGTTACGTGTAACCGTAGAGGCAACCGTGGGGATGTAGCTGGTGGCAAATGCGCCTGCTTCGAGTTGTGCGCCGTAGGCGTAGAAGAAGTCGCCTGCAGTTACACCCGAGCCGATAAAGCCTGCATAGCAGATTAGTGTATTACCCGAGGTAATGCCGGTGGTCGCGCTAATCTGAATCCGCCACCAACCATTTCCAGCATTGCTTACCGTAACACCCGTGGAACCCGTTGAGTACGTCCATGCCCCTGTAGCATAGTTGAGTGTCCCAACAACTAGGTTGGTCGCCGTGGTGTTGTTGCGCAACGCAAAGGAATTGGCGGCAGTGGGGCTGCTGCCTTGTTTCACGTAGATAGAATAGGTGGCTGCCGTTGCAGCTACCGCGATGGCTGAACTTGAATTATTTGCCGCAGCAGTGGTGGTCGCCTGTAACCTTTGAGCATTGGTTGTGCCGTCTGGCGAAACTGTTGCCGCAGCCGTGACAGTGATATTCGCCTTTGACCACGCAGCGTTCGTCCAGTCTGACGAATAAGTCAGCAAGTTCGTCCGCGCTTCCTCGATCAGCAGGCCGCGAGGTGCCAGCGTGACAGGATCATAGTCAAAGCGGGGGCCGTAATAGGCTGAGGCTGTGGTGGGGTTATACGGACCTGGCGTGGTTTGGTAGGTGACGAATTCGAGTTGTGCGCCCCAGACGTAGACCGATACCGTCGCATTTCCGTAGTTGCCGTAGTTCAATAGCTGCAAGCGGTTTATCGTAGTCGCGGTTGACAACACAGAAAAACGCTGCCAGCTACCCGTAACTGTTATAGCTACCGGCGCAGGTGCGCCGCACCGCAAAGCGAGTGTTTTAGTAGTCCCATCTGTTGTCTTAAGCCATATACTGGCAATCCCATTTCCGACAAAAGACGTAATATCTTGGTTAAGAAAACTAATGTCAGACCCGCTAGTCCCGGCCCCCGTGTTAAAAACGACAGTGTCTGCGGTGTCAGTTCCGTCTGGGGCTGTTGCCGAATTAGGCGTAACAACCGGCGCTACTCCGGTGCCTAAGACTAGTTTCTGCCAACTCGCGTTCTCAAACTCCTCCGACCGCAGCAGCAAATTATTCGGCGCGTAAGTGATCTTCCCCGTGCTGTCGACCAGCGTGGCGTTCGTGCCGCGCGAGAAGGTGATGCGCGGATCTAATACTGGGTTTGTGAAGTCAAGCAGCATCGTCGCGCCGCTAAAGGGACTCAATGCCCCAATAGCGCGAGGTAGGCGATTTATATGCCCAGCGCCGCGTCCACCCCAGTGAATAGACATTAGATACCGTAACCTTCAGTGAAGAAGATGCGACCTGATACGCCAGCAGCAATCGCAGCAATGTAAAGCAAGCCACCCTGATCGGGGCTGAACGTCAGCACTTCATGAACGCCAGGGCCAACGGGAAGGCTGTTCGCCGTGGTTGCAGTGACAGTCACATCGCCCCAGTTAATCCAAACTGTGGCCGTGCCGTTGTTCATAATGCGAACGGTAATCGGTGCATTGCAATTGCCAACCAAGACACGCTGAGACGTTGCAGAAACGTCAATGCTGACAGTCTTGTTTTGAGCAGGAGAGAAGGAACGGGTCATTTAAAAACTCCTTGGAAGGACACTTATCACATTCAGAAACCTACGTCACCACTTTACGGCGTCAGCCCAAAACGCCGCTGACATTTTGCCCTTGGCGATGTTCTTTGCGTGCCTGGCTTTAAAGGATGCGCGTTTCTTTTTCATGGCTTCGGATTCGCCCTTCTTAGGTTTTCCGGCAGTCTTCGCGCCCTGCTCACCAAAGCGGATCGTCTTCACCTTATCGCCTTCTTTAGCCACAACGATATGCGACTTCTTTGGGTGATCGGGCGTGCGCTTGGGCTTGTTATAGCCGCTCACACCAGCACGGGCGAGGCGTGAATCCTTTTTCAATTAGCCGACTTTCCAGACAGCGCCATCGCTCTAGACAGGAACCTTGTTAGATCCGCCACCAGCAACAGTCGCTCCAAAGGTAGCCGTGCTGCCATCAGTGATGAATGCACGCCCACCCGTTAGGCCGACAGCACTAGGAAGCTGCGCAAAGGTCGATGGCTGTGTCTGAACGGAGTTGCAAACAACGCCATCCATGTTGGCTTCGATATATTCAATCAGCGTTGTGATTGATGCGCGGCGGCTATCACCCTGATCTGGAACCCATAGAACGACATTGTTGCCGCCTGATACCTGCGTGATTAGCGGAAGCTGATTAATAA